TTGCTTATCTATGATAGCTCGTATCTTATGCTCCAAGGCAATAGATTCCTCAGAGAAATCTTTTCCCTCATCGTTTAAACTGTTATATACTTTCTCAGTCAAGAGTACATCATTCTTACAATATTCCAGCATATCTTCTGAATACTCAGAGTAATCCTCACACTCCATCTTAGGGAACTTTACTGTGCTTCCCCATGCTAACAAACTATGACCACCCTCTCGCATTGGATTAAATAATTGTGACATAATCATGGTATCTTTTATCTGTCCTAACTTAATATTAGTATTCAACAACTTATTTAATTGCGGAGCATCAAATGATATTCCATTATGCATAATAAATTTATCTACATCTGAACACCAATTATTAAACTCATTAATATTTTTGTGATCCCAAGTCCATACATTTGGAGAACCTACTTCCTTGGCTGCAATACAATGTACCTTGGTAGCATCAAGACCGTCTGTTTCTATATCCACGATTACGTTCTTCATAGTCTTCATCCTGTCCACACCAGTTACACTCCTCTCCATTTCCTACATACAATATAGTATGTTCCACCGGACACCAATGTTCCCACATTTCTTCTTTCATATCCCAAAACTTTCTCCACATCCACACTGAGATGTGGCATTAGGATTTTTAAATATAATATAGTTACCATTAATACCAGTGGAAAAATCTATAGTTGTATCCATCAGTAGCATTGCTGCTTCCTTCTTGATATATAACTTTCCTTCTTTGAGTGGCATTATATCATGCTTATCAGGAATGTCAAATAGTATATCCCACTGATAGGTAAAGCCAGCACAACCACCACCCTTCACACCAAGCTCTATGCCTATTGCATTCTCTGATTTAACAATACCTGACAGGTGTTTATCGGCCTCAGTTGTTATTGATACTAACATTTAACTAGGGTACTTCTTATTGATAAGTGCATCTTTGTCATAACCTTTCTCCTTTAGTACTGGACTTGTCATTACCTTCACTAACTTTGCATCGGGTACTTTTATATGAAAGAATAATTCATTGGCACTTCTTCTGTTATCCACTGGTTTAACATCACTCTTATTAACCATAGATCCATCCATAAACCATGCCTGATCCAAGTGCTTATTAAATATAACAAAAGTTAAGTTACCATGAGATCCTTCTTTTGTCCATTTATCTATCAGCCTTCGTTTCCTGTATGGAATACGTATTTCTTTCCAAGATTCAGGCCAATGATCATGCCACCCTATCTTTATTTCTGTCTCAAAATAACATTCAACATTATCCTTATTCTTACATACGATATCTACTCCATATGTTTCTTCTGTATTAATATCCTTATAACCTTCAGATATTAACCAAGAACTCATAACATCTTTAGTTACGGAGTCATATTTATTGTATAAATTTCTATCGAATTTACTTGGCATTAATTATCTCCTATGTCAAATGGGTTTTCAATCTCAGTCATTCTACCTGTTGTCTTATCATAAAATAAATGTGTAGCTATACCTGTATCTCCTGTATATCTGTTCTTTAAAATACGTACTACCGTAGTATTTGCCAGCACTTCATCATCATCCTGTTGATTTCTTTCCAAGGCTATCACCCCATCACTGAGATGAGCTATAGATGCAGACCCTCTAAGGTGAGATAACGATACTTCTTTCCCGTCCTCATGTCCTTTATCTCCAGTGGGTCTACGTAGGTGTGAGACAAGCAATAGTCCTATGCCTGTTTGTTCCACTAGAGAACGTAACTTAGTCATTAACATGTCGATAGATTTCCTTTCATCTCCAAAGGATTCCTCTTGGCCTGAAACAAGAATGCTCAAGTGATCCAGTATAATCCATTTACATTCAAGAGCTTGTGCCATGAACCTGATCCTAGATAATATCTCATCATTACTTATACTACCAAAGTGATCAAAGGCAAAGAACCTACCAGAACCTATAGTATTATTCTGCCATTCCTCTAACTGATTACGTTCATAAGAATCCCTTACCTCTTTAATATACAATCTAGCAGAGGCTTCCACACTCATTATGTTCCATGCTGTATTCTTAACACTTTCTTCCAAGGCAAGGACACCTATGTTATCTTGTGTATTTCTTAATAGATGGTGCATTAGCTCTCTAATGATGCTGCTTTTTCCCATGCCAGCCCCGGAGGTGAATGTAACTAACTCTCCTGTCCTCATTCCATAAGTTTTTTCATTCATCTTAGCCCAAGGGTATGGACAAGTCTCACAATAATCCTCTTCATATAAGCTACCACCTATATCCTTCAGGTTAATAATACCAGCAGGGGTATGGGGTTTAGCATTCCACCATGCCTGAGTGAATGCCTCCCTCTTACCCATCTTTAGATATTCATTTGCATCCTTGTAATCAAGGTTTGTTACCTTACATTTATTAGGTGCAAACAATTGAGCCACTTCCTCTGTAGCTTTTCTTCCTGCCTTGTCCATATCAAAACACAAGACCACAGTATCAAAGCTATCCAGATAAGAGAATGCTTTCTTACAATCTCTCAATGCACCAGCACTTCCTGTCTTTATGGATACTGAAGGCCACTTAGATCCCATCAGTTCGTATGCACTCATGGCATCCACTTCACCCTCACATACTGTGATGTACTTACCCTTGGGTGCAAATACGTGTTGACCAAACAGAACAGCCTCACTTATATCACCCTCTGACCACATCTTTTTATCTTTTGTTTGCCTTATCTTGGTAGCTATCTGAGTACCGGCCTCATTAAAGTACCCATACAGGTGATGGGTTACTGTGCTGCCTTCAATCTTAATCTTTGTATCATACTTCTTGGCAGTTTCTATGGAGATCTTTCGATCAGAAAGAGCACCCCACTTACCCTTTGTTGTCATAGGCTTTACCTCTATCTTTACCTCTTGTTTAGGAATTGATAAAAGATTATTCCCAAATCTAGTTTCACATGCAAAGCACCATGAGTGTCCATCTAAATGCTGCACATTACCATCACTTGATCCACACTCAGGGCATGGGCCTCTGTCCACCCATTGTTTAGTTAGTTGCATTATACCCCCGGCCCCGGCCAAGTGCCATCATATATTTCTTTCATTCGATTACTCATATCTTCTTCCTTTTTTAATTTATGTTTCATAAGTTGAGGCCATGAGATAGGATATAAAGTATTCATGTGTTGAGATATCCACTCAGCTACCCATCTTGTTTCCTCTTGTGCATCCTCACTCAATCTAAGATTACATACTCTGGCAAAGGCATAGAGGCTACCACTCCAGTACCACTCAGTATACACCGACTGTGGTAGTACAGCCCTTGCCTGTTCAGGACATACCCCTGCCTTTATCATTGAATCATATGTATTCTCACAAAGATTAATGGCTGTTTCATATTTACTTTGTATCCATTGGTTCCCATGCACCTCATGATTGGTTGACCCTTGTTTCTTATCCTTTGCTTTTTCTCTCCACTTGAAAGGATACCAAAACTCAGGAGGCTTGTCAATATATCTTCTACTTATTTCGTTCCAAGCCAAGCCAACCTGATGCTTAACCAACTGTCGAGCCACAAAGATCGGTGCTCTTATACGAAACACAACATAGCAATGAGAGAAGGGTGACCAATGATTGTGCTTGGCAAGATAAGATATTAACTTTATATCTGAATCATTAATAGTATCTATTCTTTTTCCAAAGGATACTCGTGCTGCATTAACCACTGTCACATCAGTACCTAAGTGATCCTCCAGACTAACCCATCCATTCTCAGTCATTTGTAAATATCCTTGGCAAACATAGACGTTTTATAATGGCACACTTGGGAATAGAAATCAATCCACCATACTGTGCCTCACATTCTTTATCAGAATTATTAATGGAGCCAGACAACGTGAGATAGATATCATCCTCATTAACAAGAAACCCACACGATTTAATTCTCATTGGTGTAAGTTCCTTTACTTCCTTCTCTGATTTCCAATCAGCATCATCATACTCTGAAGAATCAATCCACTCCACACATGTCACGGTATTACTCATCAGCATCTTCCCATGTCTCTCTTATATAATTATCTATAAAGTTTTCTTTATCGGACATGATGTCATCCACTTCCCTCTTGGCTAACCTTTTGGATTCCCTCATGTCATAACCCTCTTGCATATACTGTCTACGAATGGAACGAAACAATCTTTGTCGTTCTCTTTGAAGCATTGAGTTTGTCATTGTCCTACTCTAGTTCTTTGTTAAATCCAATGTTCCCTGAACCTCTGACAGTTCATCTTGTACCTTGTCAAAGATATATTCTCTGGCCTGTCCATGTTTCCTGATCCACTCATCCTTTGATAGATGAGTAGCATCCTCTTCCATGTCCATCAACCATGCCTTTACTTTACCCATTGTTCTCCACTCCTTTATTGTTAATCTTTTCATTGCCATATTAACTTATCAAATCATACAGAAGTTGGATAGTCCAGTTCTTCATGGCCCTCAGAAAGATACTCAGGTGGACTCTCCATCATGGCCCATCCTGACTTATCTCTGTGAGAAAACTCCTCATTGTAGAAGGCTTTCTTTCTTTCTGATTCCAAATCATCCTGCAATTTTTTAATCCTACGATATGCTCGTTGTAATTGCTCCTGTAAATCCCTTACATTCTTTCGTAGTTCTTTCTCGATATCCATTATTCTAACTCCTTATTGTACTGAGCAATATACTCTACTATTACATCTTTGTCAACAGATTCTTTCAGCACCTTTACATCACCATCTTTGGTATACACATAGGCTTGATAGCCAGTCTTGTTGGCTGGCCCTTGATGTATATATTTAATTACTCTGCCTTGTGCTTTCACGGGGTCGATCCTTAGAAACATCAGTGACTACCCACACCCACCTGTTCCATGAGTTAGTGTAACCAATACCACCCTTGCTCTTGGGCTTAAAGGAATCCATTAGCTCCCAACGTACCCACTTGTTGTCAAATTTTCTCTGGGAATATTCTACTTTATTTGTCATCAGTGTACCCTCATCAATTCTATTGTGTTAAAGTCTAGCAGTTCAGGAGGTAATTCAAGTTGTACTACAGCCCTCCTCATGAACCTCCATGCTGTTGCCTCATCTTTAAAAATCTTAGCAGACCCATCCTCATTTAAAAATATATCAGGCAATGGATAGTCCTTGTCCTCTGGATCTGTGTTGACAATCACCCACATACTAGTACTCCAACCGTATGGGTGATGTATGTACCGGCACCTACCCCACAGAGGAAGATAGAAAGGGAAAAGAATAAAGCATCACTTCTTGTCATTGAACTGTTCCTCTTTATGTTCTTTATGTTTTAACTTTCTAGTATATAGCACTCTGCTTTT